GTTTCCCAGTCACGATCAAGAAAGAATCGGTTTCTACGAAAACAAAATAATCGAGTACCAAAATAATCAAAAATACGCCAATCGTTTACAAACATCCCAAAGCCTTTTAAACTTTTGGAAGAATCAATTAAGCAAACAACAAAAACCAAATGGAAGATCAAGACGTTAAAATGTTTCTATTAAAAACAGAAGTAAAATTTTCAATAATAACAATTGAAACTATAGTTAAAAACAGAAAATATGTTGCTGTTTTTAAATCTGGAATTGAATTTATGATGGATTGCAGAATTGCAGGAAATTCAGTTCAGGAATGTATCGATAAAACATCCAAATTTTTAGGATGTGAACTCTCGGAAAAACATTATATAATTAAATAACGCCTTGGACGGGCTTTGTAAAATCCAAAATCAAATAACATGAAAAAATTATTTTTAAGTTTAATTATTTTAATCACGTTAGTATCTTGTTCCGAAAATTATTCAAACGGTGAACGTATTGGAATGGTGACACAATTTTCAAATTCAGGAATTATTTGGAAAAGTCATGAAGGACATTTAAATGTTACTCAAACCGGAATGAATAGTTCCATTCCTTTTGATTTTTCAATTGATAATGATAATGAATCTCAAAATTTGGTTAAAACAATTGATAGTGCTGCTCAAAAAGGATGGAAGGTAAAATTAATTTATCATGAAACTGCAGGTAAAAATTGGTTTCACAATAGAGGAGAAACAAACCATTTCGTTACTAAATGTGAAATATTAGATAAAAATCCAATGCAGACCAATTTTGGTAATAATCAAAACAAAAATGTTTCAGGAAAAGTTATTGATACAATTTACGTAGTCATAAAAGAAAAATAAATAATCAGCCAAGCGGCATAATAACAATTTTAATCATGAAATAGTCAAACCCAACCGTAACATAACACGAAGAGACAACTTCAAAAAATCAATTTTTTAAGATTTGGGTATCTAAAGATAAGGAAAAGTGTTAGTTACAAAAACTTCATGCGAACAACAGTAACATGATTAGACGTCAAATGAAAACCCGTAATAGATAAATATTACGGGTTTTTTCGTTTTAAGCCATTTTTTACACAAAAACACTCACAAATTATTTAAAACGATTCAAAATAGAGCACTTTTTGATGTTTTTTACACATTTATATTAAATTTTAGTACATTTACAACATGGAAACGAATGAGTATAGAAAAATTGTCGCAAAAGAACTGAATGATATTTGGTTTTATTATACGAAAAGCCAACAAACAAAACATATTGATCATTTACTTAATAATTGCAAACAATACATCGTTCACCAAGTAAATAAATTAATTGTTTTCAATTGGACGGATTATTGTCAAGTGATAAACACAGAAACTTATGTTTTAAAATATTTTGATTCAGAACAAGAAGCGTTAAATTATTGCCTTGATAATTTTCAAAATAGCCAATCGGCAGAACAACAAAAATTATTGTAATGGAAACCAAATCAATTATCATATCAGCTTTAAACCATAACACCGGACAAATCGAAGGATTGCCAAAAAACCCACGTGTTATAAAGGATTCAAGATACAAACAGCTTGTAAAATCCATTAAAGAAGATCCTGAAATGTTGGAGCTTCGAGAATTAATCGTAATTCCGTACAAAAGAAACTTTGTAGTTATTGCTGGAAACCAGAGATTGAAAGCGTGCACCGAATTAGGTTACAAAGAAATGATTTGCAAAGTACTTCCAGCCAATACATCAATTGATAAACTAAAAGCAATCACAATCAAAGACAATGTTAGTTTTGGCCAACATGACTGGGAAGCCCTTAAATTAGATTGGTCCGATCTTGAACTTTCAAATTGGGGATTGGATATTGAAAAGAAAATCGACCCAATAGGCAGCAGCTCATTACAGAAAAACGATACCAAGAAAACGAAAGCAATCATGATTCACTTTGACTTAAACGAATATGATGAAGCTTTTGCGCTAATTAAATTTTTTAAAGACCGTAGCTACAATATCGGGAGTTCATTGGTAGAGTTGCTTAAAAAAGAAAAAGAAACGCTTTAAATTATGGCTTACAATAAAAAGAAAATTCTGAAACAAGCTTTAGAAACCGTAAAGACTAAAAACCTATTTTTCATTGAAGATATAGTTGCCTTACTGCCTTGTGATAAAACAACTTTTTATCGTTTCTTCCCACCGGAAAGCAACGAATACAACGAGATAAAGGAGCTTTTAGAAGAAAATAAAGTTACGGTTAAATCAAACATGCGTAAGAAGTGGTATGAATCCGATAATCCATCATTACAAATATCATTGATGAAGATAATCGGAACCGACGAAGAAGCACATCGTTTGAATGGTTCTAAACAGGAAACCACTCTCAAAGGCGATAAAGAAAATCCGATTCAAATCGATGATGAAGTTGGAAGAAATAAGCTTATTGCTGAATTGACTGCAGAATTATCTGCATCCGGAATATTAACAAAACAATAAAATATACAAACTGATTTCAGATAATGGATTCCGATAAATCGGAACGGGTAACTCTCAGGGATGGTAAAGTTCTCTTTAAATCATTACTCGGTATTGGAGTTGTGAGATCATTTATTTTAAGGTTAACACCACGCACACCAATTAAAATAAATAGTAGGGCAATATAAAATGTGATCGTTTAGCGTTATGATAATTAGGTTGTTGACTTACCGAAAGATTATCATTATAAAAAACACATGTGAAATTATCTGAAATTAAGTGTATATTTTTTTAAAACATAAATCATGAAACAACAGCCGATAAAATATTGTGATATCTTAAATTTTGATAGATTTAATCGTGATGCTGAACGAGTAAAAGCAGCAATTCGCTTACTACAATTCTTAAATTTCATAACATTTGGAATTTTTGAAGATAGATTGTTGTATCAATTGGATATTATCATGAATGCCTGGAATAAATCAATTCAGGAAAAGAAATATTTCGATAAAAAGTAACGCTAAAAGGTTTTAAAATGAATGATCTAAAAGTTATTATAACCGGAATGCCTAGATGTGGTAAAAACATCGCCATGGAATTAGCAAAAGCCAATCATGATATAATTATTGCAAATGAAGTTGAAAAATTAGAAAAGGCTGGTGTTTTAAATGTTGAAGAAAATGTTAGGATGTTGGTGGATGCTGCTAATAAAATTCCAGATTCTTTACGTGATTTAAATAATGCAATGAGACAATTTAATGAAGCATTTGACAAAATGCCAAAAGTTATATTTAATTTAAAACCTATTCCCCAAAACGAACCATCTAAATATTTCAGCAAACCAAAAAATAATTTTAAAAGAAGATAGCTATGTTAGAAGTAAAAGACGGAAAAATATTTGTTGAAGGTGTTGAGACAATCGACGCTGAATTGATTGGAATGGCTTTTTTAGATTTTTCCGAGGACATTTCTAAAAATGGAATGAATTGGAAATCAAGTTTAGTAATTGATGCGATAACAAATTACGAATCAAAAATAAAATAATATATGAAACCAAAACATTTCAAAGAATCAAATGTAGAATTGAGAAAACCATCAAATATGACTGATGAAGAATGCGGTTCGCTGCATATTTTTCAAGATGAAAATACAAATACTTGCATTTCATTATGGACTGTTTCATTTTGGGAAAGATTAAAGTTTTTATTCCATGGTCATATTTGGCTCGGTGTTTTATCTGGACATACTCAACCGCCTGTTTGGTTGGATTGCAGAAAAACGGTGTTTATTAAACCTAAAAACTAAATCATGAAAAACCCATTAAAAATATTCAGCAGACATTTAAAAACAAAACTTCAAAAACGTTCTGAAAAGATTCTGGCTAAAAAAAGTTGGAAGAAGAACTTTGGAGCGCAATAAACGAGTACAGATTGATTAAAAACGGTAAATCGAAACTTTCATCACGTGACCGAAAAAGAATTGAAAAATACGTCGATGATGCGATTGAATCCGGAACCATTAAAGGCATATTGTAATGAAACCGTCAGCAATTGAAAGAATAACCGTTGTGATGGAATTTTATCATGCCAGAGGTTGTAATTCGGAAAGAGTGAATAAACTTTATCGTAAAATTATTAATTATGTCGAAAATAATCCCAATATCTAAAAAGCCAAAATTTATATATGTAGTTGATGATGTTGATTTTGGTATTTATTATTATCTAGTAGATGTTATATTAAGGCCTCAAAGCAATAATAGTGATGTTGGAGTATGGCATATAAAATATAAAACTAAACTTGATGAATAACCATCAAGTTTTTTGCATTTAAAATCATTATGACAGTAGCAGATCAAATAAAAAAACTAACGCTTCTTAAGAAGTTGCTTGCTGACAAAAAGATTTTTGACCTCAGGAAAGCTCTCAATGATAAAAATTCACAGCAAAACCCCAATTTTAAAATACTTCAAAAATCAATTGATGAACAGGTTTATGATGATAAAGGCGAACTTGTAGAGGGAAGTTATCGAGGTGCTGAATTGCCTGGTTCGTCACGTTCTGGGAAAACTTGGTCCGGAGTTGATATAATCATTTGGCTTTGCTTATTCAAAGAAACGCATTGCACAATCAATATTTACCGTGAAACCTACAACGAATTCAAAACAACGCTTTATGATGATTTCAAAAGGCGTTTGGATGATTTTGGATTACCAAACCCATTTCATAATGCCAAAGAGATAAAAAGTTTCAAGATTGGGAAAAATGTAATTTCGTTTCTTGGTGATGGTAAACACGGGGGAGGTTGTGACTACGCTTTTTTCAATGAGGTAATGTTTATCGGAAATGCTTTATTTGATCAGGTTGAAATGCGTTGCCGTAAATTCTGGTGGGCCGATTATAACCCATCGTTTACAGATCACTGGTTTTTTAAAGTTGCTGATAGGCCCGACGTAGTTTCGTTGAAAACAACATTCCGTGACAATCCTTTTATTTCTCCTGGTGAACGAAACAAGATTCTTGGTTACGAACCTTGGCGTTCGGGAAGTTATATTATTAAAAACGACGAAATCCATTGTTATAATAAAATTTCAGGAAAAGTTGAGGTAATCAGCGATAAAAACCAACCTCCACCGCACCCAACCAATATTAAAAACGGAACTGCAGATGAATACATGTGGAAGGTTTACGGTCTTGGTTTACGTGGCGCAATGAAAGGTCAAATATTCAAAGATGTTAATTACATTGATGAATTTCCGGTTGATATGGCATATTCTTATGGCTTGGATTTTGGATTTACAACAGATCCTTGTACGCTTACAAAATGTGCTGAGGATGAAAATAATATTTGGATTGAGTTGCTTTCATATCATCCAATTGAAAGCTCAGAAGCAGTTAATGAATTTTTAGAAAGCATTGGAATTGAAAAGGATTTGCCGATTACTGCCGATAGTTCTGATAAATACACAAGTGAAAATAACGGAGCTGTTGAAATGGTAAAAGATTTACGTAAAAAAGGATGGAAAATCTCTAAAGTAAACAAAACCAAATCGGTAATGTTTCATCTTCTTGCGATGAAAGAAAAGAAAATTCACATTGTAAACAATCATTTGATTAAATTTGCTAAGACGGAACAGCAAAATTATAAATTGAGAGAGATTCACGGAATATTTATAAATCAACCTGTTGATAAATTCAATCACATGTGGGATAGTGCCAGATATAGACATATGGCATTTAAATCTGTTTCGGTTGAAGAACAGCAAACAAAAAGTTCCCGTCAATTAGGAGTAAACTATTAATAAATAATATTGATAAGATGGAAGAAGTAACTATTGAAGAAATTATAAAAGGTCCTGATTTAAAAAAGGCTATTGAAAAACTCACCAGCCAAACAAAAGATCATGACAAAATTGCTACTTATGTAAAAGAATACGTTGAATTGGATCGTACTATTCGGGATACTCAGGTTGGTAATGTTCAGAAAGATAGGCAAATTGGTGAAGGGGCAAACAAAAGACTTGTAAAATCAATCCGAACACCGGTTAATTTTCAAAAAAAGATTGTTACAACATCATGTGCTTTTGAGGTTGGGGAACCGGTAACGTTATCAACTACAAACGAAAATGAGATTTACAAAGAATTGCTTAGATTGTGGAAATCAAATCGTATTGATGATAAGCTGCAAAAAGCAAAAACAAAACAAAAATCAGAAACAGAATGTGCAATCCATTTCTTTATTGCGCCAAAAACCGCAGGCAACAAAGTTACTCAAGCATCCGGAACCAATGAAAAAATTGATATAAAATCAAATGTTTGGAGTTTAGAAAACGGCATCATGTCACCTTATTTTGATGCAACAAATGATTTGACTGCTTTTACATGGCAGTTTTCAACCAAAAACGCAGAAGGTAAAGATGTAAATAATACATGGGTTTTTGATGTAACAAATGTTTATAAAATTAGTGATGCAACAGGAACTTTAGCAGTTGATTCTATTGAAGCTCATGGTTTTGATAGAATTCCGATTGTTTATTTGGACCAACTTTATCCGGAATGGTTTGATGTTTCAGGTTTGATTGACCGTTATGAGGTTACATTATCAAAGTTAGGAGTTGCAAATGATTATTCAGGACATCCAATTCTTTTAACTTATGGTGACTTGAAAATTTTACCAGAAATGAATGATGATGGAAAAACGATAAATTTTCCAATTAAATTCAAAGATGAAGACGTAAACAAACCCTACAACGGTGATGCTAAATTCTTGACACGTGACAACGCTCCAGAGGCCGTCAAACTTGAAATGGAAACTATACGCGAATTGTTATTTTCAATCACTCAAACACCGGATATTTCATTTGAAAAGATGAAAAGCATCGGGGCCATTTCCGGAACCGCCCTAAAATTGATGTTTTTGGATCCAATGATTAAGGCAAAAATGAATGAAGGGCAAAATCGAACCATTGTAGAGCGAATAATCAATATTTTGATATCAGGTATTACAGGCGCAGTAAATGTTAATTCTAAGAACCAAACAAATGAATTGGTAATAGATATCAAGTTTAATTCAATTTTACCAACTGACACGCTAGAAAACAGCACAATTGCCGCAAATGGTTTTAGTTCTCAAAGTATATCCAGAGAACAACGTGTGAGACTTCTTGATTTGGTTTCTGATGTTCAGGCAGAAGTCGCAGCATTAGATAAAGAATTTCCACCTGAATCAACTCAGGTTATACCGCCAACAGAATAAAAAATAAATATTTATTACAAAAGCCTCGACAAATTTCGAGGCTTTTTGTTATTTATAATCCGTATAAATTAAGGCTAAAACAAAAATAAATGTAATTTGAATCTGTATATTTTATACATTTGATATATCAAAACAGAAATAGTTTTGATAATCGGATTTCCCGAAAATACTAATTATTGGAAAAGGGTTGCGAAGTATAGTAACAACCCTTTTTTTAACTAAAAATTTAAAACTTAAATCATGAAAACAAAATCACAAATTATCATTTTTACAGCAATTGTAATCATTATTTCATTCGCTGTGTTGAAAAGTTCAGGTTATTCATTTTAATATTTATTATCATGAAAAAATATATAAAAGCAATTACATGGAGTGCGATTTTTTTAATTACAATCGCTTTTTGGTCATGTGTTTTCATTCACTTTAATAATTAGAACAATGACAAAAGACGAAAATCAAAAAAGAAAAAGAATTGTTGGTAGAACAATAAGCAAATTGAGTAGATATGACTTGATTTTGGATTTGTATCTAAAATATAAAACCGAAGATATTCCGACAACTGTAGTATTGCGTAAATACGTATATCCAGTTTACCCAATTTCGAGAACTACACTTTATGAGATTTTAAATACTCCTGTAAAAAAAGAACTAGAAAAAGCAAAACAGGAATATGATGCTTTAAATAATAAATAACTAAACCCGAACCGCCTTTATACTAAAACACTATGAAAACACAAACTAATTTAGTTGATGCTTTTGCTCAATCAATGAAAGACGAATTAAAAGCCAATGAGCATAAAGGAGATTGGCGCACTTGGAACGATATTCCTAAAATGTTACAAGAATTAGACTATCATGAAGATAAATTAAGTCTAGCAATTCAAACAGGAGATAGGGAAAGAATAAAAGAACATTTAGCCGATTGTGCAAACTTTCTTCTTATGATTGGAAACGCTTTAGATTTATACTAAAACTTATAGATTCTCGTAATATCTCGTAAAATTAACAAACATTAGAAGCTATGGAAACAATTAAAATGAATTGTGATTGCGGAAAAGTTCACGAAGTGAGAAAGGACAAAGAAGCACCAAAAAACGCTATTAGCATGGGTTGTAATTGGTGTCCTGATTGTGAAGATACTGCGGAAGATTATTACAATGAATGGTATAATTTAAACGATGGAGAGAATGAAAATATCGTTGAACCCGAAGTGCCCGACAATCAATTGATGTTGTTTTCTATTGCAGATGATGTTTTGCAAAATCATATTGTTGAGGTCAACAAAAAGGTATTAACCAAGTAAAAACATAAGTGGTCAAAATCGACCACTTTAAAAAACATTTAAGTTATGAGTGAGTTTAAAGGAACAAAAGAAGAATGGAAATCAGAACCTCAAAGGGGATCTAAAAACAATTGTTTTCAAGCACAGGTTTTTTGTGGAAATCAAAGTATAGCAGTAGTTGATAGTACAGAAGATCCAAGTGAATCAACAGCCAACGCAAAACTAATCGCATGTGCGCCTGAAATGTTGGAAAAACTTATAGATATTGAAAGTTTTGCAACATTAAAACCTGAATATAGAAAATCTATTCAAGAACTAATCAAAAAAGCAACAACATGAAAACAATAGCAGTAATTACCCCATCAGAACGTGATTTTAGAATGCACGTATTACAACCAACCCGATCGTGACTGGGAAAC